TAGCGTAGATGGTAGAGCAATCGCCACCGGTAGTAGCTGTCTCATAACCATCGGTAAGGACATGGGTATTTAGTATCCAGTCGTTGATGCCGATGGGGATACCATCCCAGAGCTGGATGAAGTTACCCCACTTATCACGGTCGGCCTCCATTATGCCTGAGCCGGCTGCTCTGACCAGAGCATTAAGCTTTCTCCTGGAGCGGCGGCTCATTAAGAGCATATCAGGCTTACCACCCTTTATGGCATCAATAAGCTCATCTAGTTTAGCCAAGGTGAGAGTAGCGCCGGTGCCGCCCATAGTGATTACCTGAGAACTGGCAGCGGTGGTATCAATCAGAAGCCTTAAGCCCTTGAAGTCCTTATCAGCGACCTCGCCGCTGCCGTAGATAAAGGTGTCCTCGAACTCGTGTGTGACCGCCTTGGTGGTGAGCTCGATAACAGTAGCCTCCAGGTCCTGCACGTTAGAGCGAGTTGCCTTCAAGAAGGCATCAATGTCGGCATTCTCACCGAGGATTTTGAGTTCAGCGGCAACCTTCTCGAATGTAGGCGGGGTAGGCGTTGCCCACTCCTCATTGACATCATACCAGTTGGCTCCGGGGAGAGTCTTCTCTTGATTATAGATTAGACTATTACCGACAATCTCAATGAAGGGTAATCTCTGGAGAATAGGTGAGTCTTTAATGATGGTCTCGATGACCCCGATTTTCAACATATCGTTGGATAGTTTAGATGCTTCCTCTAGTGTTATAGCCATTAGGTTTTACCTCCTATTGCGTAGTTCATTTTCTCTCGTGGAGATAGAGCTGACAGGTCGGGCGGTGTCCTGATCGGAGCTCCGGCGGGCACTTTACCGGCAGTGATTTCAGTCTCCAGTCCCTGCCTCACCCGGCCAATCAGGGTCTTAGCCTTCTCCAGGGACTCATTGATAGCCTCGATAGTGTCCCCAGTGATAAGCTCCTCAAGCACCTCTGGATTAAACTGAGCGACCAGGGTTTTGTAGCTGGCTACAGCCTCAGCCAGAGAATGGTTGATGGTGGTTAACTTTTCCTCTGATTCAGCCACAGCCTGCTTCAGGGTAGCAACCTCGCCATCCAAATTAGCCACAGTTTGCTTAAGCTCAACGATGCGGGCATTAGCCTTAGTCAGCTCCTCATCTTTTTGAGCTACCAAGCTCTCAAGCTCAGTAATCCTATCTCCACCCTGCTCCGACTTCTCCACCTCAGGCGGACTCTCGTTTTTTGTCTGGTTTAGTTCATCATCTGCCAACTTTCGTCCTCCTTATTCTGTCATTGCGAGCCGAAGGCATGGCAATCTCTGGTGCGATGTTTCTGGAGATTGCTTCGGGACTTTGTCCCTCGCAATGACATTATTCCTCAACGACCTCTACCTGAGGCTCTACAGCTCTCACTCTCGCTCCAGCCTTGGTAGACCTGGCGTTAAGCTCTTTATTCATGCTGAGGATAGTTTTTCTTTCCTCAAGCCATCTATCAAACTCCATCTCCGGGTCTTCAACCCCGAGCTCATCCATAGCCCTACGCCTGGAGTGGATACCACTCTGAACCAATGACTGCTCGTTGGAAACCAGCCTGGTTAAGTCGCGGGGCAGCACTGGACTCCAAACTACCCGCAAACGGATATCTCCAAAGCGCTCGTTCTGATATTTCTCCAGGAGTTTAAGAACGAGGCTGTTTCTCCGGTTATAGACGGTTGTCCTGATGAGCCTTTTTCGTCTCACCTTCTGCAACAGTGGTTGAAGCTCAATCTCAAGGGCTACCCCCGACAAATCCCTGGCCGTGCCACCAAAGGCAGCCCGGGGCGATTCTGATATATCGTGCAGGATTCTATACAGCAAATCGACATAGTTGATGTGGAGCCCGACACCACCACCCTGCAACAGGTCAAGCAGATAGGCTTTAGCATCCTCAGGTATGTTCCACACTGCCCCCGGCTTAACCGCAATATCCTCAGATTCCTCCACATTCTCCAGGACAGCAATGGGATTACCTGACAGCTCCAGTATTTTTGATAGCTGGCTTATCGCCCGATTAAGCTCTCGCTGCGGCTCCATTATCTGGGGTAAATCAGATATACCCCAGAACTTCTTAGGCTCTCTCAGATTAGGATATATGATAAATGGGATAAAGCCATAGGGATTAGGCTTCTTCTCCACCTGAGTATTATCAAGCCAGAGCTCAAAGTCCTGAGCAGTCCACAGCTCAACGATGTTAGCCGTCTTGCCTTTAGGTCTTACTTTATACAGGATTTCTACCTCATCGGCGGTCAGGCTATATTTAGATGCCACCCTCCATATACGGGAGGTGTCATCCCCCACCCACCAGGCATAAATACCTTGAATATCGGGAGCAGTAACCCTGACACTTTTTGTTTCCTGGTCCCAGATAACCTTATAGCAGGCATCACCAAGGATGGCACAATCAATCTCAGTCTCAAAGTCGAGTTGCTGCAGGTTATTAACCTCATACACCTGGTATAAGGCTGACTCTGCTCTCCGGGCTCTGGCTCTAGCCTCATCCGAATCCTCCACAGCATCAACAGTAAAGTTAATGCCAGACATTAGATATGATGTAGCCTTATCTATAACCACCTTGGCGTAGTTAAAAGTCAGGCGTTTCTCACCCCGTTTGGCGTAGCCTTGCCAGTGCCGACCATAATAGAAATCAAGGAGTTCTTTGTAACTCTTGAGCCTGTCCATATCATGGTGAGCTAACTGAGTAGGGATAAAACCTTCATTCATTTCTTAATCCTCTCCGATGTGTCATTGCGAGCAAGGCGAAGCAATCTTATCTTTTAGTTTGTTTCGTCGCTCCGCTCCTCACAATGACCCTTTTTATCTTCCTCCTTAAAGGGGGACGGGATGGGGTTAGCAAGGAATTCTTTAATACTCTCTGCACAGTGCGCTGGCTGAGACCAAACATCAATGCCAGCTCTTTTACTCCCTTACCCTCAGTAGTGAATAGTCTTGCTATCTGCCTGTCTCGCTGCCTCTTCAGCCAGCGTTGCCTGCCCCCGGGCTCATCATAAATACACTTTGTCAACGGGCAGTTAAGGCAGGAGTCAGCGAACTCACAGCCCTCATCCCGATAATGGCAATACTCCGGTGGTAAATCCAGCTCATTGTGTTGGTCCTCAGAGGTTTCTCCGGGTGTAATATCATTAATTTGTTCCAATCTCATTACTTACCTTCCAGAACTGACTTAGACAGTGTCCAGATTAGCACATATGTTCTATTACAGTCAACAGTATTTTGTCGCTTTTTAATCATTAATAGGTTAGAGCAGGGGGATATAATAGGTTTTTGGTGTGGCTATTCACTGGGGGATAAGCTAAAAAGAAAGAGGGGCGCAAGCCCCTCTTAAACACCTCATAGAACAGAATGCCTTGGAATGGAGATTATGAATGCTAAGTCAATTCAATCTTTCGAGGACAATTTGATTATTTCGGTTGTCGAAATGCACATTGAAAAGCGAGAAAAAGTCGACTCTGCCAAGAAGTAAAGGGGTTTTATCGGATTCAGTAAATAAACACCTTACCCCAAACTCATCACTTCCAATTCTTAACTTTAAGTGCCCTGTGTAAGCAGGCATTGTTTCTCCATCGACACCTGTCAAAGCAGCATCAGGTGTGGGAGGGAGACAGGCACCAGTGAGGTTTGCTAAATGTCGTGGGACTATTGTGCAATCAGCTCCAGAGTCTAGGGCAAACTGAAAGGGCTGGTAGCCTATTGAGGATAACCAAATCTCGACTACCAGCCCGATATCACATATTTTACCGAAATAAGGACTCTGCTTATATTGATAGGGTATTTTTATAGACAACAATCATCCCATTGGGATTAGTGTGCTTGATAAGCAAATCTTTGTTACCCAGCAGCTGCTTCACTTTCTTTTTATTGACTAATTTCCCAAAACTCTGCGTAGTAGCAATTGGTTTGCCTTTATAGCAAGCCACAAATCCAACGCTTTCTAGTGCCTTATTTTTCATCTTCTATCTCCATTGCTATATCCCCCACTTTCTCCCACCCCGTAGCACTAGTATAGCATAAAAGTGCCATTTGTCAATGGTATAACATACTAACACACTATTGACACTTGTCAAGTGGCTAAATTAATTTAAATTTTCTAGGACAGGTTTCCCCTCGCCCCTCTCGGCACATACTGCCTAGTGGCCTCAACCAGCAATGCCAGGCTCATCAGGAAGTCATCATGTCCCTGTGCCGGGTCAACATAAAAATTCATCGTCTGGCTGGGACGATACTGGCTCTTAGCCTTCTCCATCTCAAACCAGAACTCCTGATACTCGGATGAGCCGTCTCCGGCATACATTTTCAGCCTGCCCGAGTTAATGGCAGCTAACAGGGTGAAACCTAACTCCGACTTTGACCGCTGAGTGAAGGTGAACGGAGAAACTCTTGAGCCAAGCGACTGCCTGAGAAATGAGCTTACCGGCTGACCAACCCCGGTAGCATCAACCACTACCTTACGGCAGTGCCATACATTTTTAAGAATATCAATTAACTGGGGATAGAGTTCAGCGTGTTTCCTGCCTGTCCACCAGTAGTGCTCAACAACCCTAACCCTGGCTTGCTTCTGGGCATCATCACCAGCAGAAAAATCCAGCTCGCCAACAGTAACTACGGTAGAATCCTGGCGCGGCTTCAGGGCTCTCAGGATTGCTCCTTCCTCTGCCTCAGCC